TGGGTAGCTTTATAGGTTTGGTTGTGGACGCTTTCGATACACCGTGTCAGGGTGTCTCTGCCTTGGGTGCTGGTGACTACTGCGACAGACAGACTCATAGGCTAGCCCTCATGATATGTCTACGCAGGAAGTCTTTGTACGTTTCATTGATGCCATCTGCCAAAGAAGTCTTGGCCTTCCAACCTAGCTTGTGCAACTTGGATACATCGAGCAGTTTGCGTGGTGTGCCGTCAGGCTTGGAGTTGTCGAACGTCAGCTCGCCCTTGAACTGAACGGTACGGCAAATCAAGTCTGCTACCTCGCGGATAGTCACGTCCTTGCCTGTGCCGATATTGATCAGCCCGCCGTCGTAGCCCTTCTCCATCAGGAACACGCAGGCATCTGCCAGGTCATCGGCAAACATGAACTCGCGCATGACCTTGCCTGTACCCCAGACAGTCATCGTGCGTTCGTTGTTCTGCTTGGCCTGATACGCTTTGTAGATCAGCGCCGGCAAGACATGGCTGTTCTGCAAGTCGTACTTATCACCGATGCCGTAGAGATTGGTTGGCATGACGGCCACGTAGTTGCGCTTGTACTGCTTGCGGTACGCCTCGCACAGCTTGATGCCTGCGATCTTGGCGATGGCATAGGCTTCATTCGTAGGCTCAAGCGGGCCTGTCAGCAGATGCTCTTCCTTGATTGGCTGCGGCGCGTGTTTGGGATAGATGCAGCTTGATCCCAAGAACATCAGGTTCTGGATGCCAGCCTCATGTGCTTGGTGAATAGCGTTGAATGCTATGGCCGTGTTGTCGTACAGGAAGTCCACAGGGTACGTGCTGTTGGCCATGATGCCGCCGACCTTGGCTGCACAGATGAACACGTAGTCTGGCTTGTCTGCATACAGGTTTTCCGGCGGGTTGCGTAGGTCAGCATCCACCGTCAGCACTTCATACTTCTTGTGCTTGAGCAACCTGGATATGGCGCTACCCACCATACCCTTGTGACCCAGCACCATGATCTTTTTACCTTTCAAGTTCAGCCTCCACCATCTCGTCTACCAGTTGGTCAAATGTGTACTCAGGCACCCAGCCTAGTTTCTCTTTCGCCTTGGTGGCATCTCCGCACAGGGTGTCCACTTCTGCCGGCCGCAGGTATTTGGCATCAATAGCCACTACCGCCTTGCCCTGCCAGCTTGCGGTTTCATTTGCGCCCTTGCCGCTCCAGACTAGGTTCATGCATAGTCTGGCAGCGACCGCTTTCACAAAGTGTCTGACCGTCCATGTGTAGCCGGTGGCAATCACAAAGTCCTCTGGCTCGTCCTGCTGAAGCATCAGCCACATGGCGCGGACGTAATCCTTGGCGTGACCCCAGTCTCTGCGAGCGTCCAAGTTACCCAGCAACAACCTGTCTTGCTGGCCGCGTTTGATCCTGACTAGACCCTGCACGATCTTGCGGGTGACGAATGTTTCGCCACGGCGTGGGGATTCGTGGTTGAACAGGATGCCCGAGCAGGCGTACATACCGTAGGCCTCGCGGTAGTTGACCGTGATCCAGTGGGCGTACAGCTTGGCTGCACCGTACGGACTGCGCGGATAGAACGGCGTTTGCTCATCCTGTGGCGCAGGACTAGCGCCAAACATCTCGCTGGTAGATGCTTGGTAGAACTTGGCCTCCTCCCAGAGTGCCGCTTCCAGTAAACGCAGAGTACCCACGGCATCAGCGTTGGCGGTGTACTCAGGCTGCTCGAAGCTGACAGCCACATGGCTCTGGGCTGCAAGGTTGTATATCTCTGTGGGCTTGATCTTCTTGACCAAGTGAGCAAGGTTGCTGCCGTCGGTCATGTCACCGTAGTGCAGGTGGAAGTTGGGATTGCCAAAGAGATGATCCACCCGTTCGGTGTTCAGGTTGGAGCAACGGCGCTTGATGCCGTGTACCTCGTATCCCTTTTCCAACAACAGCTCTGCTAGGTATGAACCGTCTTGTCCGGTCACGCCTGTGATCAGTGCCTTCATTTGTTCTCCTCGATCAGTCGGTACAGTTGTTTGATCTCATGCTCGTTGCTGAACTTCTTGTCTGACCGGATGAACGCGTCGATGTTCTCCAGATACTCACAGTAGCGGTGGTAGTCCACGCCACGCAGGAAGCCGTACAACTCCTCCCAGCTGCCGAAGTCCGTCATGTCAATGAAGCACTCGCGCGGGATGTGGTCATGGATGTTGGGTGCGCCCCAGTACACAGGGACGATGCCGGCCATGAAGGCGTCCAGGATCTTCTCGCTGATATAGCCGACCGCGTTGTCGCAGTTCTCAAACGTCAGGGCAAAGCGGTAGTTGTGCAGCGTAGCCAGCTTGTTGTTCGTCGTACCCTTGGCGCAGAAGAAGGTCTTGATATCCCAGCCTCTGCCGTAAAGATCAAACTCGAACATGGCGTTCTGCTGGAACCAGAAGATGGCTTCTATCCGCTTGGGGTACAGGCTGTGTAGTTGCTGGCTGTTCTTGGCCGTCTGCATCAGCGTCAGTAACTTGCGGCGTTCGAACTCCGATCTGTGGATCTCGGTGTTCAGCCTGCTGCTCCAGTCCACGGTGAAGTTGTGCTTGACGTAGTTGCCACGCCCGACCAGCCGGTCATCCCACGTCAGTACTTTTGCGAACTGATCGTGATACGCGGTATCCCAGTTCTGCGGCAGGATCAGGTCTGGTTCGTACAAGATCAGCGCCTTCTTGGCGTTGCCGATCTCAGGCTCTACCTGTGGGCGATCCATGTAGATCACGAAGTCCAGCTCTGCCGGATCAACCTGGTCAAGCGTGTAGAGTTCTATGCCGTTGGCTTGGCACAACTTGTACAACTCTACCCACGGGCGTAGCAGGTTGTGGCCGACATCGCTGTTCTCGTTCTTGAACAGGTAGCCGTCGCGGGTGATGAACTCGTAGTGATTGTGTACGGCGACTTTCAAGTGTTCTTCTCCATTTCTTTGCCTGCTTCCATGCCCATCTTGTAGGCACCGTCCCAGCCGTTAACATTGATTGCTGCCGCATCCCAACCACGGGAGAACGCTTGCCAGTGCGAGGACTTCTTGATCGTGTCCCAATCGTATTCGACGTAGCGATTGGATTCTTTCATCCACATAAGCCATGCTTCTTCTTTGGTCATGTGTTCTCCTGTTTAACTAAGGTTCCGCACACCTCGCAATGGTCATACAAACCTACGCTTCTCTCTTCCCACTGCGTCCTGAATGGGTGTTTACACAACCTGCATAACCAACTTATTGGCGCAAACAGACACCAAAGAACGCCAGCAATAAAGTTGCTCATGGCGCACCCCCCTCTCGCGGATAGTTGTTCACTCCTCCCCCTTGCGTATAGTTGCTGCTATGTCTTTGTGTCCGGCCTCTTCACACAGTCGAGCGCAGCGCTCACGTTCTGTTGCCACTACCATCTTGGAGAACTTGCGCATCCAAGACATGGCCGCAGAATCTGGGGCATAGATCAACTGCTCATCTTCTGCCGCCAGATTTGCCATCTCAAATAACTTGCGGGTCATCCAAAGATGAAGTGAAACAACTCACGCAGAGTCGTGATCACAACCGCCAGCGCTACGTAGATCAGAATCATGATTGCGCCAACATCAAAGCTGGAAATGTTCTTGCGGTAGAACGCCTGCCACCGGCTTTCCTGCTCGATGATCCGGTTGGTGTCCTGCACTGTCTGGTAGAACTGCGGCACGTAGTGGCTGCCAATCTTTGGTGGCGGCTCTTTGACGAATTGTCCATCTCTTAGCATTGCTTCCTCCTATGTGTTGTTGCGCCCCGCGCGCATAAGATCCCCTGCGTAGACGTGCTGGCCTACGTGGCGTAACTCAATCGTGGGGTCTGCATAAATTTTACCGCCCTCCTTCTTCCACAACTCGCAGAAGTGATAGTCCTCTGACAACAGCAATCCTAGCTCTGTGATGCTGGTGCCGAAGAACTCTCGGGTGAGTGGGGCGAGAAACTGTCCGTTATCCTGTATCAATGACGTGCGGTAGGTGGGTACTTTGAAGCGCATGGCTTTCAGTACGTTCCTGTGGATCATCATGAATCCTGTGCCGCCGTGCAGTACTTCTACCAGGCCGTCGGGTCCGAGCGGTACTGCGTCAGGATCACCCTGATCATCCACCGCATTCAGCACATACGAGCAGCCGAACTTCTCGATATCCTTTTCGCCGCGCAGAGCAGCCTGCCGGATACGATCCCAGAACATGAACTTCTTGGGATAGATCCCGCACACCACATCCTTCTCATGCTGGAGCAGCCGATAGATACCGTCGGTCGGGAACCAGATGTCAGCGTCGATGAACATCAGATAGTCATCCCGCGTTTCATCCAAGAAGTATCTGGCTATCTCATTGCGCGCACGGGTAATCAGCGCTTCTTTGTTCATGAACTGCCAGCGCGTCTTGATCCCTTTGCTTTCTAGGAAGCTGATGTTCCGCACGAGACTGTCGACGTACTCCATGAACATCGCACCGCCGTACGCAGGGGTGCCGATCATGATGGTTGGCTTGCCGTCAATCATGACGCGCCTCTCTCGCGGATAGCGAACGCAACGTCAAAGCATCCGTTGCGCCATGTCTTGTTCATGTTTCCGTCTATGTTGCCCATCTCTTCAGCCACCTTCGCACACGCCTCGCGCTCCGCTTCTACCTCTACTTTAACCATCCTATCGACAACACTAAGGATAGAACTGCTCAACGCTTTGCGAATCAAAGAAAGCGTGTCGTTAATCATCTCATCGTAAACGCCCGGATCAGTTTTCTTAATGATCTCCAACGTCATCTTCGCCTCTTCCAGTGCCTCACTGTCCGCTATCACAGCCGAATATATGTAATCTATATTTGGCATTACTTCTGCTTTATCCTCATCCACTGTTCTTCTCCTTGTGATTATTGATCTGCGTTATACCCTGCGGTGCTGAGGGGTACATTTGCTGCCGCTGATCAATCGTCATGTCGTAACCAAATCGCATAGCGTTGATCAACTGTGGCGTCATCGCGGTGAACTGCTTAGGGTTTGGCTCGTCTGGGCAGATCGTGATTGTGTAAGGTAACTTAGCCACTGTTCCTCCCATACAAATAACCCATAAAGAAACACCAGCAAGCTAAACCAATTACAAACAACACCATGCCTAACGGATAGTTACTCATTGTTCTCTCCTTGCGCGGATAGAAACGGCGCAATAGTCTGCATACCCACCTTCAAACCCATCATCGTCAGCTATCTTGTCGCACAACGCAGCACACGCCTCGCGCTCCGCTGCTGCTACCAACTCGGCAAAGCGTTCAAGCGTTTCCCATTTCACAGGCTCCTGATCCCACGGCTTAGATATTCCAGCCTCTCGCGCCATGCGGATAATGTCATCTCTAGTCATTGGCCATGCTCTCTATCTGATCTATCAAGTGGTCAGAGATCCGTCTGTCGTTCACAGATACTGAGCCGGCGAGATCATCCTTGTGGATCAAGCTGGACACGTCACGCAGCGCTTGCTTGTAGCCGCTAGAGAATTGATCGCCGCCTTCCAGGATCATGGTGATTGCATCCCGCACGATCTTGCTGGCCTGCCGGTTGCGAGCCTTCTCTTTCAGCGCGTCATGTATCTCAGGATCCAGATAAACCGAGTACGGGATCAGTCGCTTCGACTTCTCCACGCGGCGAACTCCTGCTTTATTCCCAGCATCTTTTCCGTCGCCTGCTGGCTTTTTCCAATGTCGGCGCGGCTTTCCACCTTCAGGTATGTCTTTAACCATTCTGTCGCTTCCTTGTCTGATTTCTCAATGATCTGCCCGGACTCCGAGAGGAACTCCCAGAACTTGGGATCTCGGCACAGCATTCCAGATACACGCACCATGTCCTTGGCCAGCTCTTGCTCCCGGTTCATAGGCTTCTCTTCTTCGTTCAGCCTGACCATCACCGTCATGTATCTGGCGCCTACGAAGTCCCGCATGATCCGTTCATCCAGATCGTCGGGGTGAATGCGCAGTGTCAGGATGTAGCCGCTGTTGTCCTGCTTGATCCCTACCTTGACTGATTCGAACTGTGGATGATCTTTCAACTGATGTCCTCTATTCGTAATGCGTACTTGCCGTTAGCCCGTTTAGTCCAACCATGCACTTCCACTCTGATGCCTGCCTCCCTGACGTGCGCGATAGTGTCGGACTCCTGGATCTTCTTGATCCTTGATGACACCCCGCTGCTCGTTACCTGTACGGCCAGCACTTCATCTCTGCGGATAGCCAGGATGTCGCACCAGCCCCACAGATCCTGACGCACACGCTTCCACGGGTTCCACTTCTCTACCACCTCACAGTGATAGCCCTGCTCCCGCAGATACTCGAGGCTGCGCTGCGTCGGAGACTTAGCTGCCATTCGCTATCCGCTTGATCTCTTTGATCGGGATATCAAAAGCTTCGTGGATCTTCAAGATGACAGACGGCGTTAACGTTACATGGCCATGCCGCAGCTTGGAGATCGTAGGCGGGTGTACGCCTATGATCTTCGCAAGGGCTGCATCGCTGCGCAGGTTGGCAAAGTTGATCAGGTGGTCAATAAGATGGTTCATGGCCACCTCAGAACGGGACGTCTGAATCATCTACTACTGGTGGCTTGGGTGCCTCCAGTGTCTCGGTCTTCTTCCATGTGTTCACCTTTAGCTGAAAGAACGTGCCGTACTGACCATCGTTCTGCCATGCGTCCAACTTGATCGTGATGTCATCACCTTCCGTTTCCTGCAAGAGCGTACGCAGGTAGCTACGCTCCAGGGTGATGTCGCCGTAGAGATCAGGTGACTTCGGATGGATCTTGCGCTTGCTGTAATTCAAGCGGCCAGAGTTTGGGTACTTATTTGTCATCTTTGAATGCTCCCTTGTAGGTTCCGAATGTGTCGACCAGCTCTCTGTAGGCGACGGTATCTTGCATCTCAATCTGCTTGTAGATGTTGGCATTCGTGCGCCAGATGTTCATGATGTCATCTAGGTTGGAAGCTGAATCAAGTGCCGTGACAGTCGCTTCAACGACAACAGTCAGCCAGTTTTCCCACTCCGTATCCGGCTCCGCAGATACTTTGAGCTGCCACTCACGATCGTGACCTTCCATCTTCTTCGGTGGAGCAGGTGGTGCAGGTGGAGTTGCAGGCTTGGCTACTGGCTTTGGTGCCACTACAGGCGCTGTCTTTGTTGCCTGGTTGCCGTCATCGTCTTCTGGCGCGATACCGCAGGCGGCCATCAGACTATAGCGACGAGCGTACGAAAGCGCGGAACCAAAGCCCTGTGCATCGTGCTTGGTGGCCGGCATGAACAGGCTACCACCGGACAGTTGTTCTCCTGATTCATGCAGGAAGATGGTGCTGACCTTCACGCCGCCGTCATGCTCGTCTGTCAGCTGCATCAGGTAGATGCCGTTGTTGTTCAACGCATCGAGGACGGCCTCGATACAAGCATCAAGAGAAGCATACTTGCTGCGAAAGTGTGGATTGGTACTGGTCTTCAGCGCAGGGCCAAACTCCCGCTGCGCTTTCACCAGTGCTGTGGCGATGTTTTTCATTTGTTCTCCTAGTTGCAGGTGGTGTTGCACACACCGCCATAGCAGCAAGTAGTGCAGAACGTGCAGTTGCCACGGGTGTCACAGAAATTGTGTGATGTGCAGCTGGCGTAGGCCATGGATGCGGAAGCGATAGCCCAGATAGCGACGAGATATTTCATGACTTCTCCTGTTGGTAAAGTTTGTACTGCTCACAAAATGGTGCGACCTGACAGAAAGACTCACAGCGTGTCCTGCCGCCCTCTCTAACCTCGACCTCATGGCCGGGGAACTTAGTCTTAATCAATGCGTCTGCTTCTTCCTGCGTGGCACAGACCTTCTTCGCACGAACACCACCGGCCTTCATGATGGCAAACGTGGTTGGCTTCTCCCACATTTCCTCTGACGTGCAGGTTGGCATCTGGCCAGAGACGGCCGCGAAGTTAGCCTCGTTGTGCAGGCGCAGTCGGTCACGCACAAACTGCTCGCGTGTCTCTGAATCCCACAGCGGGATATCCAGCGTAACGATAGGCGCTTGCGGGTAGGTGTCCTTCAGGGCAGCTTCTCTGCGGCTCCAATCCCGAACGATGCCGATGATCTGTAGGCCAGTAACCGGATGCGCTTTCACGCGCTCGACTAGCCATGCGTACAGGTTCAGCTGATCCACCCACTCGGTCTTCTGCTGCTGGACTGCCCAGGCAGATGTCACCTTGTAGTCAGAGATGACAACAGAGCCGTCAGACTGAAAGGTCTGCAAGTCGATAGCACCAGAGATACTCCAGCTATCAAACGTGGTGAACAGGCGCTCCTCGACAACGTGGTTCTCGTCTTGGCCGTGCTGCAATATGTTGTGGACTGCGGAGCCGAACAGACTCCAGACCTGATCTGCCGCGTCGACTTCGATATCATCTGCATGACGGCGGCGTAGTTGTACTAGCTGCGGTGGCGACAGGATCTCAGTGACGCTGATCTCTGAGCTACCTCTGCTATAAGTAGGCCGCTGAATGACATTGATAAAGGTCTGTGGCAGACCGTGTTTGTTGGTAAGTTTCATCTTGCCTCCCCTAGATGTAGGATGATAGTACAACTACATCTAGCGTATGTCAACAGGCAATTTGATACCGGAATCATGTGTTGCAAAAATGACTTTTGTAAATATTTACACTGTGTGCTATTGTCTGCTCAGACATTCCGGTGGGCTTCTACTCCTTCACGTAGATCTCCCCTTCGCTCCTGGAGTGTCTCCCTGTTGGCGACAGCAGCGACAGCTGCCTTGACCCCGGTTACTCCCCTTACCGGGGTCTTTTTTTGTATAATGCCGGCAGCTGGAAGCCGGCCGAGCGGTTGACAGCACCACAGCCACGAGAGAGCGGCTGGTTTTCAGCACCACTTGCATCACATCTGAATCTGCCATACACTGTGCTTGTCACTGTATCAGGCGGCGACAGCTATCGAACCCTTAAGGTTTGGTTCTTATCCCAAAATGGGAACGTGCCTGATACACGGAGAGCCAGTTCTTAAGGGTTTTTTTACGGCCTCCGCAACCATACAGGAATGGAAACGTGGAAGAGCCGACGAGAAGACAAACCGTGCAGCAATTGCACGAAGCAGTATCTCCACAGTACGCAATATTTTTGCGGTCTCCATCTGGCTTACGCGCCCATTTCAAATATCTTCACGATTCACTTGAGTCGGCCATAGAGGGTTGCCGCAGTATGGCAGCAGAGCGGGCTGCTTCTGGCCAGGTGGATTACACGTATTACGCCGTTGAAATCAAGCACCGCGTGGGTATTGAGCGCGGGAAGATTGTTGACGAGCCAACGAAGTAAGTTACCTGTCCCGGCAGGTAGCCGGGCGCACCGACCGCGATAGTAGTGAGCCTGCATGGGCTGCCGTCGAGAATACACTGGCCGAGGTTTCACCCGCCTGCGAGCCGCGCCACCTGTCAGTGAGGGATGGCACAAGAGGGAAGGTCCAGTGGTGAGACATACCTTCCATCGAGATAATCGCTGCCTTCGGGATTGCTAGGCTGCTGACAAGATCAGTAGTTGGGCAGGGAGGATAACCCCACCAGTGCTGCGCAGGAGGGGGGCTATCACCCATGGGGAAACTAAACGCGATCATGCAATACACGGGCGTTGACAGGAACCATGTGCTGCATTATCCTTGAGCTGTATTCGTTGAGGGAGGGGGTTATGAACATTGAAGTACGTGAGATGTTGGAGCGCTGCGGATTGCTGGACGTGGATATTGGTACGTACAACAGGCTACGGGCGTTGATTGTGTTGGCGAAGGAACGGGAGCGGGAGCGGGCGGCGATGATCTGCCATGGCTGCCGCGATATTGAGTATGCGAGCGAGGAGGTCGCCCGCAGGATACTTGCAAACTAGGAGGGGAGTATGGAAGCAGTCTTTCAAAAGATACTGAAGTCGGCCTTGATCGGCTTGAAGCAGTTGGAGAGCAAGGGTCACATCCAGTTCAAGGTGATCTGCGGCGAGAACGAGTGGGGTAAGCTTGAGGTGGTAAAGGAAAAGCCCAAGGACAAGAAGCCACGGTACTACGAGTCTGGCGATATTCAGTACGGCTTCATGCGGGAATATGTACTCAAGTACCTGGCCCCGGTGCAGCCCAACGAGGTAGTAGAGATACCGTATCCGCCGCATGATTCCGAGGTGGTGCGCTCCAACGCGGGTGCCTACGCATCCAAACTGTGGGGCAAGGGAAGTTATACGTCGACAATAAACAGAGAGAAGCAGGTCATTGAAATCTACCGGCATCCTGAGATCAACGAGTTAGATCTGGGCGATCTTGATGGATAAGCAAAGACTCTACGATGCCATGTTGATCAAGGCGTTCCGCGCCGATGTCACTGTTGGGCAGTTGTGGTGGTGGTTAAAAGGGTTGGGGATTGAGGTTCCAGACAAAACCCTGAAACGCCAACCACCGACCAACAAGATGCGAGTTCAATCTTTTGTTGGCCTGTGTCTAAAACCACTGGCAGACAGGCTGTGGGACACCGATCGCAGCCACGATATCAAGACGCTGGACTGGATGGTAAATCTAGACTCACAGCAGACCGGCGATAGAAACTGGAAAAATAATTTAAAAAGGAAAGTTATGGCCGAGCGCCGTGGGACTTTCTTTTTGGCATCAAATATTGAACATCAAAACCGGAACAATCAGTGGGGTGTCACCAAAGGCAGACCAAAACAAAGGAGGATTAAATGATCCAGTTCAACCGCTACCGGCTGCCGGATGAAACGCCGGATCTCCACGCCGACACCGTGAAGTTAGTCGGCCTGATGTCGCAAGGCCTCAGAACCGCACCAGAAGCCGCTGTGCCGCTTTTATTCGAGATGGCCTACAAGTACCCCGGCAACCTGCGTGTCGCAGCCATAGCGGCGCGTCTGCACCACTGGGGGGTGTTGGGTTGGGATGAGATCCGCGAGATGATCCCGGCCGAACTACCACGTCACTTCTGGTACGCGCAGGAGATCGCCGGCTGTTTGGGATACGAGCAGACCAATCGGCATTGGCACATCGAGGAAGATGATTGGTACACCCTGCAAGGGCAGGCCGATGACGTGGTTGCTCCAGGTGCTGGTGCTATGCACGGCTACATCAGCTACCAGCCACCGAGCGCAGGCTTCTTCTCGGTTGTCGAGAACATCGTCGCGGCTTCGATGGCGGCAGAGCAAGATGGCTACGGCCTGAAGGTTGATCTGTCCGGCAACTGGTGGGCGTACGACGAGCCGTTCGAGCAGATCTTCGAGGACGTATTTGAATTCTGTAACGGTGGCCTGCCTATCCTGCGGTTTGATTCCATGCGTAAGCGGTTCTTCGACGCTGATCTGGCACAGGCACAGGAGCTGGCGCGTCGCAAGTGCGGTTGGTACAACGAGATCTACTACGCCATCGGCAGCTACGCTGGTACAGGCTCTGTCGAGGATGACGTTGGCACGATGTTCCTGCGGGGCGGGGATAAGCTTCAGACCGAGACTGTCCTGCCACCAGCGCACATCATTTTGAAGGAGCTGACTTGGATGAAACGGCACTGCCGGCGGCGTGTGATATTGTCTGATGATCCGATGATCGGGCAGATGATTACAGCCCGCGACCCGGATGTCTTGGATCGCAGCAACCAGTTGCCCGGCGGTTACCACCATTTGCCGCAGCGCAAGCAGTCTTGCATTCCGATCCTTCAAAACTACTTGGCCATGGTGGAAGCCAAGCACAACTTCTCTTGCCCGTCTGCAAACCTGGCTAACGCCGCGCAGTGGAGCAGGAGCGATGACGATAACTATTCGTTGTCGAATCCAGTTGGGAGGTATCTGCTGATATGAAATCTTGGTACGACTTGATGCTGCATATCCCGTTTCTTTCGGGACTTCTGGTGGGCATGGGCATGTTAATCATGATTGGCCTGTTGTCCGTGTTAGCAATCTTCTGGGGATTAGACGAATGATTATTGATGTAAACAAAATAAGAATAGACGGCCACACACAGTCGCGGGAGATGAAGAAGGAGATCGTCGCCCAGTTTGCCCAGGACATGGAGAACGGCGATACATTCCCGCCGATCACCGTGTTCGCAGAAGGGCAGAACTATTGGCTGGCCGATGGCTTTCATCGGTACTTCGCCACCAAGCGGCTGAAGAAGCTGACCATCGAGGCCGATGTCTATGACGGTACTGCGCGCGACGCAGAGTGGTATGGCATGGGAGCCAACAAGGGGCATGGACTGCGGCCAAGCAGCGCAGACAAGCGCAAGATGGTGATCCGTGTCGTGTCTGATCCAGAGTGGCAGGAGCAGTCGGATCGGATCATCGGCAACCACATTGGCGTGAGCCATATGCTGGTGTTCAACATTCGCAAGGAGTTGAAAGAATCGAAGCAACCGAAACAATCAAAGACGAAGAAGCCCGATGAAAATGTAAATATTTACACTAAGCAAGAAGCAGGCCAGTTTAAGTCTGATGGCGTTGCAGAATTCAACGAGGATGAAATCCAGCGTGAGCATATGCAAGCGTCGATCCAGATGTTGCGTAAAGAAAACGAAGACCTGCAAGATCAGTTGACTGTTGTTCAAGCGGCAAGCATTGATGACATACAGAAGGAAAAAGCAGAGTCGATCATCAGGGATTTGCGCGCACAACTTCGTGCGGCCGAGATAGAATTAAAAGAGATGACCATCAGTCGCGATATGTACCAGCGCGAGAATGGTGAATTAAAAAAGCAAGTCACATCGCTACTCAAAAAACTTAAAAAGTTAGACGGATGAAATACCTGTCTGTCTGTTCCGGCATTGAAGCAGCGACGGTAGCGTGGCACCCATTGGGTTGGCAGCCTGTCGGGTTCTCCGAGATCGAAGCTTTCCCATCTGCCGTGCTTGCACATCACTATCCTGATGTCCGCAACTACGGGGACATGACCAAGTATAAGGAGTGGAACCTTGAGCCAATTGACCTTCTGGTCGGCGGAACCCCTTGCCAATCTTTTTCCGTTGCCGGACTCCGGCGTGGACTCGAAGACCCAAGAGGTAACCTTGCACTTACCTATGTCGGAGTTCTTGATAGGTTTAGACCCGAGTGGTGCGTATGGGAAAACGTGCCGGGTGTCCTCAGTTCAAACGGTGGACGGGACTTTGGTTCCTTCCTCGGGGCGTTGGCAGAACTCGGGTATGGGTTCGCCTACCGAGTGCTTGACGCTCAGTACTTCGGAGTGGCACAGCGCCGCCGCCGTGTGTTCGTTGTCGGATACCTTGGAGACTGGCGACGTGCCGCAGCGGTTTTATTTGAGCCAGAAAGCTTGCGCGGGAATCCTGCGCCGAGCCGAAAAGCGGGGCAAAAGTTTGCCGCCGACTTTGTACCAAGCGTTGCTGGCAGTCTCGACACAGAATGTGGAGGGGGAAAGTTAACACATCAATCAGTTGCTAATGGTCATCTCATTGGCACAATCACCGCACGAATGTTTAATGCATTGGGTGCGCGTGATGTTGAGGAAGGCGCCGTATTAGCTGTGGCGCAACCAGCATATGCTCTGCAAGGTGCTGGGCATGCGTCGCAGAATAGTCAAGGCAGCGGTTGGAATGAAGAAGTGTCGTTTACGTTGAATCGACTAGATGTGCATGGCGTAGCGCAGCCGATTGGTTTAGATGAAGAGCAAAACGCAATGGTTGATGCCTTTGGCACACTAAAAGCGCGTACCGCTGGCGGGGGCTTTGAAGGTAGTGTCATGCAATCCAACATGGCCGTACGTCGCTTAACGCCGATTGAGTGCGAGCGGCTGCAAGGATTCCCAGACGGATACACAAACATCCCTTGGCGCAAGGCGATAGATTCTCCCGATGGTCCACGGTACAAAGCATTAGGAAATTCAATGGCTGTACCTGTGATGAAATGGATCGGTGAACGTATAAAATTACAGATGCCCACACCAGCGGGCTAGTGCTGGCAGGAGGAATCATGTCGCTACAACTCAGGGACTATCAAGAACAAGCAATAGAGAAACTCAGAGAAGGATTTGCAAGGGGACACAGAACGCAGTTGTTGTACTTGGGGACAGGCGGTGGCAAGACGGAGATTGCTATCGCCATGTTGGAAGCAGCTCGTAAGAAAGGTAGCAAGGCCGCTATGATCTTGGATCGTATCGTGCTGTGCGATCAGACCAGCAAGCGGCTCGACAAGTACAAAGTCGATCACGGCGTACTGCAAGCAGGGCATTGGCGGTACAAACCGTATGAGCCTATCCAAGTTTGCTCGGCACAAACGCTAGAGAAACGTGGCAGCTTTCCTGGCCTTGACTTGCTGGTGGTAGATGAATGCCACGCGCAGCGCAAGCAAACCATCGAGTTCATCAAGAACAATCCGAACGTGAAGGTTGTCGGGTTGTCGGCCAGCCCATTCACGAAGGGCTTGGCAAGCACATACTCGAACGTCGTTAGTCCTATCACCACTCGGCAGCTGGTGGAGAAGGGATCGCTCGTACCCTTGCGTGTGTTCATTGCAAAGGAAGTGGACATGACCGGCGCGAAGAAGGTTGCTGGTGAATGGTCACAGGCTGATGCGACAGAGCGTGGCCTGAAGATTACAGGCGATGTTGTGCAGGAGTGGGCAAAGAAAACACGCGAGATATTTGGTGAGCCACGCAAGACGATTGTCTTTGCTTCTGGTGTTGCACACGGCGCAGACTTGGCCGCCAAGTTCCAAGCACTCGGCTACAACTTTGTCAGTCTGAGCTACAAGGATGACGAAGAATGGAAGCGGCAAGTCATTGAGGACTTTGCCAAGCCTGACTCGAAGATCATCGGTCTGATTGCCTGCGATATCTTGACCAAAGGATTCGACAACGAACACGTTATGATCGGCGTGTCTGCTCGGCCATTCTCCAAGTCGTTTAGTTCTCATGTGCAGCAGATGGGCAGGGTGATGCGCGCAAACCAGCTCGATCCTGCGGCCAAGCCTTTTGCCATATGGCTGGATCACTCCGGCAACTACCTGCGTTTCCGTGAGGATTGGGATCAACTGTTTGAGGATGGTGTTCACGAACTGCAAGATGGTAAAGAGAAGGCCAAGAAGGAACTGACTGAGCGCCAGAAGAAGGAGAGTAAGTGTCCTGTCTGCCAGATTCTGTGGGGCGGTGGCGATACCTGTTTCAACTGCGGCCATGTGCGTGAACGTCGGAACCTGGTGACAGAAGTCGACGGCCAGATGATTGAGTTGTCTGGCAACGTGCCGCGCGAGAGCAAGCAGGCATTCTGGAATCAGATGGTCTGGCTCATGCGTTATCAGGGTTGGAGTAAGGGCAGGGCTAGTCACACATACAGGGAAAAGTTTGGCGTCTGGCCTCGCGGTCTGAACGATGATTCGCCGCAGATGTTGGAGGCAGATACCAAGCGGTACATTGATAAGAAACTGAAGCAGTTCTTGAAAAGCGTGGGGAGATAATCATGGACTTCATTCAATTCGCCAGATCACATGGCATCATCATTGACGAGCTGCCGCCCATAGGTATGTGGCAGCGGTATCCGACAGAGGATCACCCGCGCAAGCGCAATGGCGCAGTCAAGTTCATGGGCGATCATGGATTCGTGCAGAACCATGCGACCAACACCGTTGTCAGTTTGTGGAAGCCTGACCAAATCAACCGTCTGAACTTGGATATGCGGGCGATCATTGTCGACCAAGCGAAGGCCGAGCGCGAACGTGCGAAGCTTGCGAGTGCAGCGGTAGGCAAGGCTGTCGGTATGCTGAACGCTAGCGGCAACCGGACTCACCCTTACCTTGAAAGTAAGGGTTTCCCCGACGAGCAGGGCATCGTGCTGGACATTGAGAATAAGCCTGTCCTTCTGATCCCGATGCGCGCTGGCAAGTCACTCGTCGGACTGCAACAGATATGGCCTGATGGAACCAAGCGGTTCTTGTACGGCCAGCGTACAGCGGGAGCCACCTTTACGTTCGACAACAAGGGCATCAACATTGTGTGTGAAGGATATGCCACAGGGTTATCCGTTCGCGCGGCCATGCGTCAGATGAAGCAGCGGTATACCCTGCACATTTGCTTTTCTGCTGGCAACATGATGCGCGTTGCTGAGTCGCTGCCGCAGGGGTTGGTCATTGTGGACAACGACGAAAGCGGTACAGGGCAGCAAGCCGCTGCAAGTATCGGCTGGCCTACTTGGATGTCTGATCTTGCGGGCGAGGATGCCAACGACTACCATCGGCGTGTTGGCCTGTTCGGGTTGACGCAAAGCCTGACCCAGTCAATGCTCAACATCGGTAGTGCTAGGCATTACGAACGATAGTGCGCCGCCGGTATGGGGTTGGATCATGGCAAGTGACTGCATGATCTCCACCCCCAACGCAAGGCAGCGATCACCCTGTCCGGTGTAGTCGGTCACAACCCTGACCGAGCCATCGTCGGACTCGATCAGGTACAGGGTGAACATCATTTGATTTGTCATGGTGCGAGTGTATCCTGCTGCGCCCACAACATACAGCGCACCAGCATTTCGGCCATGTTATCCGTCTGCTCCTCTACCCATCCCTCGGGGTAGTGTTCGAACGGTTCCCACGCGATTTTGTCGTCGGGGTCTGCGTAGAAGTGCGACTCTGCCATGCCAGCGGCAAGCGCTTCGATTTGGGCGAGTGTTCTCATCGTCTGATCTCCTGTTAGGTGCGCTCGGTTAGCGTCTGATCGACTAGTTCCGGCTCGCCGGATTCCAGCGCGATCAGGTTATTGTCTTGGCCGAAGTGATAGTCAACCTCATCGTGCAGGTGTTTCTCTGCGTCTGCGGGGCTGGTTCCTCGTACCCAAATGGTGCATTGAAATTTGTATAAGTTCATCGTCTGATCTCCTGTTAGGCGGCTAGTGCGCTGAATGTGCGCGGGGTTGTTTGCTCGATCTCGATCTGGTATCCCAGGGCGGCTATATCTCGCAACGTGTTGCGGGTTAGGCTTTTGGTTCCTGCTATGCGGGCAAATATCTCGGCGGCAGGGTCGGCAGGGTAGAAAACTTCAACCCCATAATTTTTGTCGGCGCGAATAGTAATTTTCATGGGTCTGATCTCCTGTTAGTTGGCGGCTTGAATCGGGATAACTCGGCGGGCGCGTTGGTCGGTTTGCTTGGCGCGTGTACCATGCGCTCGGAATCCGACAATTACTTTGCGGTTGCCGGCCGCGCACAATCCGCAAGTCTTGCAAGTCTTATCATCGCGGGTCTGCGCGGGGCATACAACGATGGCTCGGCCTTCCGGCGTGGTGGTGCGCTCGGGCGTGTCCATCGGCACGATACAGACCACCGGCAGGCCGGTCGCGGCAAGCTTGTCCGCTTCACCGGCATCGTCGGCCGATAGGTTGACAGTAAAGCCCCAGGCGTTTGCGTGTCGAATCCAGCTGATTGCATCGTCGGATTTTTTATGCGTGAAAGTGAATCCTCGTTTCCCGATATTGGCTCGGACTATTTCACCCAGGGCGGCAGGGTCTACGGTTTCACCCTTTCCTGGTAGGTCACCGGCGATATTGAAGCGCCATAGTTCCCCATCTGGCAGGGCGGCTATGCGGTCGCAAGTGTCGGCCAATGATGCACCCCTGGTCGGTACTTTGTCCCAGGCCAGGCGAGTATAAAAATCCTCGCCGTAGCAGTCCGACTCGTAGTGCGGGCATGATGGCGGGCAGGTGCCGCGCTCGCTGTAGGTTACTGGTATTGCGCCGGTTTTCCGGTTTGCAGATTTTTGGATGAAATGAATTTTCATGTTTCACCCCAAAGTCGCGCGTTGTGCGAGTGCATCGGATATCAAACCGGCTCGATGCAAGCTATCCAAAAAATCAACGAAGGCGCAGCGAGTGTCTATCGGATAGACAAGCTCGGCGGTTTTGTCGTTGCTGCGCCAGGAATAACGATATCGGCGGCGGGGCAAGTCTGGGAAAGCTTCGAAAAAGGCGGCGCGAATTTGTTTTTGGTTTGTGTACATGGTCGGCTCCATTAATTTAGGTCAAGGGCGTGTTGCTGCGGGGTGAGCGCGTGGTTAGTGAAATGAAAGCGGACTGTGTAGCAGTCGGCGTGTAGGTCGGAAACCTCGTCAACGGCGAAGCTAGATTCATCGTCGACAATCTCAATAATCAGATTGTCGAGCGCGTTGTAGGTCTGCATGAAAGCGGCTAGGTCTGCGGATTCCTGGTCGGATAGTCCGGTTTCATCGCCGTTAATCAGGGCGGGCAACCAATGTCCGGCAAGTGTCAATTCATAGTGGTCGTTAATCGTTGGCATGGTCAGTAATCCTCAGAATAAAAACAGAACAAAAAGAAAAGCCCACATTATCAAAAAGCCAATTGCTCCGGCTATGAGTTCGGCGAGTGTCTGCATGGTCTAGGCTCCAAGAAAGCCCGCCGAAGCGGGCGGGTCGGGTCAGAAAAATGAAGCGGTGGCGAGTGCTTCTTTATCCCATTGGCGCAATGCGCCGAGAGGGTCGGCTTCAACGGTGTATGCCCAAGTGCAAGCGGCTTCATCCTCGTCATCAAATACAGCGCACACTTCGTAGTAACTGCCGAAGTCGTGCGGGAAAGATTTCACAACCAAATATCCGTTATCCGGCTCGGGATAGTGGCGGCGAATCTGGTCGGCGAATAATTGCGCTTCGCGGCGCTGTGCGGCGGCGTACTGTCCGGTCGGTTCGTTATGGGTGCAATCTTCGTCGGTCGGTACAGTTCCGATAGTGAGATAGTCTTTCATGTTTGCTCTCCATGTAGGCGCTACTGGGTGCAGCGCATGGAAGGGATATTAGTCGATGCAATACATTTGTCAAGGGTATGTATTGCATCATTTAATGGTATTTATTGATCGGTTTAGCGGTATCGATTGATTTTCTGTATTTGTTCCCCTATAGTGCGGCCATGTAATGCCGAGCGTGATTGTCATTGTGACAACATGGTAAGCGGCGGCGAGTAACTGAGCGAAGCGAAGATCAGCCCATGAGTAGGAAAGCCATAAGAGAACAAGTAAAGGAAACGATAAAGAGCAAGGGTATTGATTCTGCGTTGCGGCTTGGTCGGACAGGCCTAACAGCAAAGCAAAAGCGGTTCACCGAAGCGCTGGTATTGGAAGGAATGACAGGCGCTGATGCGTACCGCAAAGCATACAGCGACAGGGGAACGCCGAAAACAATCGGGAACAATGCCAGTAGGCTTAAGGCCGATAGCAGAATACAAATGGAAATAGATGCCCTGGAACGGGCTAAACAGGTGGCGGCGTTGCATACCGCTGAAGCTTTGCGCTCCCTGGTGATTTCTTCCCTCACTTCCGCGCTGATTGATCCCGACACAAAGCCCGCAACACGCATACAAGCGGCCAAAGTCCTGGGGCAAGTGACAGAAGTCGCGGCCTTCACCGAACGCAAAGAGATTACGCATATCCAGGACAGCGGTGCGATACGTTCCCAGATACTGGATCAACTCAAGAGCATGATGCTCGGCTCGGCCGATGCCGTTGACGTTGACGCGAATTCCCTGCTAGTGGAATTGGCGGGTGATGAACCCCAGGGTACGGGTACACCCCCAAATGCAGAATGGGACTCCGACGCGCATATGCATAGTAATCCCCTCGAACAATTTCCCCCAGAATCGGAACACCCCCCGTCATCTCCAGAAACGCAGACCCCCGGGGGGGATATTTCTGGAGAAAATACGTAGTTGCCAAACAGCTATGTAAATATTTACACAAGCAAGTTATATGCCAGATGTGCAGATAAATCGAGAAATGGTACGTCGTCGGCGGGAGATGACGTATGAGGAGTGTGTGGGGGTTGGTATGACACAGGCGCAGCGGGAAGTGTTTTTGATTGTGGATGAGTGGTGGAAGCAGTATGGGTTTGGGCCGTCTATCCGGGATATATGTGAGTTGCGTGGGAAGGGTGGGATGGGGAACACGCATGAGATTATCAAGCGGTTGGTGAAGCTGGGTGTGGTGAAGAAGGTGAAGGGGGCGGGCAGATCTGTGCGGCCGGTGTATATCAACTTCAGGACACTAGAGTGAGTTACGACGAAGAGCTGATGTTAGAGGCGTTCCGGTTGTTGTATCAGGTCTACCGGGAGCAGAAGGCTGGGCGGAAGTATTACCGGCCGGTGTCGATATATCCGACTTTGGCAAAGATACAGAAGCGGTTAAACGGGCCTGTGCGGCGGGATGAGATGTCGATTGTGGCAATGAGAGAAAAGGCGAATAGTCCGTGGACTTGAGTGAGCTGATAGGGAAGTTGCCGCCGGCCGAACAGGATAAGTTGTTAGAGCAGGTGGCGCAGTACCGGGATGCGGTGGCCAGAGAGCGCGCGCAGGGCAAGTTCATGTCGTTCGTAAAAGAGATGTGGCCTGGGTTTATACATGGCAGACACCACGCCATCATGGCCAAGAAGTTTGAGGAGATCGCGGAAGGGAAGTTGAAGCGGCTGATTATCAACATGCCGCCGCGACACACGAAGTCGGAGTTTGCGAGTTACTTATTGCCGGCGTGGTATCTGGGGAACAACCCGGAGAAGAAGGTTATCCAGACATCAAACACGGCCGAACTGGCGGTGGGATTTGGCCGGAAGGTCAGGAACCTGGTGGACAGCGATCACTACGCGAAGATCTTCCCCGGAGTGGGACTGAGAGTGGACTCGAAAGCGGCCGGCCGTTGGGCGACAAGTCACGGCGGGGATTACTTTGCGATTGGTGTCGGCGGCACTGTTACTGGTAAAGGCGCGGACCTACTAATAATAGATGACCCGCATTCAGAACAAGAGGCGAGACTCGCGCAGGGCGATCCGACGGTGTTTGACAGTGTGTACGAATGGTACACATCTGGCCCGCGTCAGCGTTTGCAGCCGGGCGGGGCGATTGTTGTGGTGATGACGCGCTGGTCGGACAAGGATCTGACCGGCCGGGTGTTGAAATCAGACGCGACAGAGTGGGAAGTAATCGAGTTCCCTGCGATTTTGCCGTCGGGGAATAGCCTATGGCCTGAATTTTGGCCTGTAAACGAGCTTCTGGCGCTAAAAGAGGAGCTTCCGCCGTATAAATGGAACGCCCAGTACCAGCAAAAGCCCACGGGAGAAGAGGGTGCGCTGGTAAAAAGGGACTGGTGGCGGGTTTGGGAGGCAGATAGAGCGCCTCCGTGCGAATTTATCATCCAAAGTTGGGACACGGCGTACACAAAAAACCAGCGGAGTGACTATTCTGCGTGTACGACCTGGGGTGTTTTCCACAAAGACGAGGATGAGAACGATGTGAACATCATTTTGCTGGATGCGTGGAAGGGAAAGGTGGAGTTTCCCGAGCTGAAGGTGAAGGCGAAAGAGATGTACGACGATTGGGAGCCGGACGCTTGCATTATTGAAGCAAAAGCAGCAGGCGCTCCCCTGATATTTGAGCTG